GCCATAATCACGATTCTAAGGTAGTTAGAATTTAGTCTACAAAAGTAGTTACGATAGCCATTGTTACTCCAGTAACACCACGGTAGTCAGCGCCTGCTGTTACTGTGCCTGTTCCTTGGATTGCTACGTGTACCACATCAGTTACGCCTGCGGAGAAAGCACCGATACCTGCGATACTTACTGCATCGTCTGTTCCTGCTACTCCACCAGCGCCTAGTGCTGCTACTGCTGCATCTAGTTCTGCTTGTGTGATATTAGTTTTAGCTAAACTAATGATCTGTGTACGTGGGCCTAAGCCGTTTCCTGCTGTTGCATTATAATTGTCGACGCCTGCAATTGCGCCAAATCCTGGTCCTGCCATTTTATCTCTCCTATGTTTTCTCTATGACACATCTTCACGCTCAGTGAAGTTGTTATATGTATTTAGTCTTTTTGTAAATTATTGCTTACTTTCGGCTGTTTTTAGCTCGTTTGTGTAACTGTCTTAGCTGTGAAATGTATGCTGTACCGCCATTTACGATATCATCCACCATTTCAACTATGGGTGCATAGCCTTTTACGTACTGATTTGGTGGTGTTTTGCCTTGTTCTGCCATTTCAACGAACTTAGTTGCTCGCATAGCATTTTCAAGACCAACAAGATATGCGTAAAGAGCTACTTGCTTTTCTTTTGACAGTCGTTGAATTCTGCGTCCGCGGATATCTGCCCACGCACTCTCGTCAATCTGACTGTCAACAAGACCTTCTTTATACATATCCTTAATAAAGTCCATTAGCTTGCATCTCTCGCTGCTTTGTCTGCTTTCATTGCATCCATTTCGTCATCAGCACTTGATGTAAAATCATCATCGCCTTGATCATCTAGTCCACCATCTCTGTCGTCGACTTTTAGTTGCGATTGTGTAACAGAAATCTTTTCTGCGTATGCTAACAACTTTTTAATTACGTTTGGCGATGCACCTGTTTTCTTAACAAGTTCATCTAAACTCTTAGATCCAAATACAGCACCAAAGTTAGTAAGTTCATTACCTACTTTAGCCATTATGTTTGATAAGCCATCGTCTTTTGTAGTTGCGGCTTGATCCATTAATATTCTGCCATAGTTAGCAAGTTTTTTTTGCGTAGAACTTGTTTCATATGCACCTGCTTCTTGTTGTACTTCGTCGCCTAAAACACTTTCAGTGATCTTATCTAAGTGTGTTTCAAACTCTTTCATATAGTCTGTCATAGTATTTCTCCTTATCTCTGTACAGCTCTGTTTGCTTTTGTAAAGAACTCTCTTGGTACTAGTTTAATGTCACCCTCTGGATGAGCTAGTACATACCCTTCGCCACCATCACCCATACCTGGGATATTTGATTTAACTGTTTGATCATGTGTGTCAAACTGTTGAATGATACTGTCCTTAACTGCCATTAGTGCTGTAACGGTCTCCCACATTGCACCAAATGCTTGCTGATGTTGACCGATGTATTCAATTATTTTATCTTTCTTCTTTTGAGAAAGTTGTTTTCTTGCTTGTACCCATTGAGCAAAGTCTCCACCTAAGTTAGTTAACCCTGTGTCTACTTTGCTATTTGTATATGCATATAGTATTTTAGCAAAGTCACTTAGTTGCATCTGCTTTAATGATTCCATGTTTAGTAGCTCGTCAATGCCAGCGGCATTCTTTTTAACTAGTTGTTCTAGTTGTGCTACTTGGTCGTTGTTTACTTGTGCTGGACGTTCAACTGTAACTGGAGGTACTACTAATACAGTAGTGCCTTGGAAGATGTCAGCACTCTTTAGTGGACCTTCGTTGCCTTCAGCATCAACTACTCTGTGTACTACAACTCCTGTTGTACTTTGGCCAATGCGTTTACCTAGGTCACTGTTTACATCTACAGCATACTCAACTATGTTTGGTTTAAACACGTAGTTGCCCTTTTGTACTTGCGGAGTGTTATAATATAACAAGTCGCCTTTGAAGTAACCTTTGAAGTTAGTTGGCACAGCTTGTTCATACATTGCAAAGATATTTTTCATACTGCCAGCAAATGCTACATAGCCTGGGTTTTCTCTATTCTTTCCGCCGCTTCTGTTAAGAAACATCTGTTCAAGGTCGTCTCCGCTCTTGCTTCTTCCGTCATACCCTTTTGCTGTAAATCCGCTCTTGTCTGTGAGTATAAACTCTCCATTTTCATTGCGGCCAAAAATGATTGCAGGAGAGCCATCCCATTTAAGTGTGACATCTCTGTGTGAATCACCTTCTAGGTTCTTTAGAGCTTCAACAGCTCGCATAGCGCCTCTGCTACCTTCCCAGAACACAATGTCTTCTGCGTGGTCAATACGAGCGCCTTCGACTAGTATAGTTGTATTGTGTTGATTATGTTCTACAAGTTTAAAGTCGCTGTATCTCATTTATTCATCCTAATGCCGTTTGATGCCATTACACTGTGGCTGGTACCCACGCCACTTAACTCTTTAATTCTACGTAGGTGTTTATCAGCTAATGATTCTTGAGCTTGTTCAGGTACTTGTTTGCCCGCCTTTTCCATTGTTTCTTTCCACGGAGCAATAAGTTCTTCATAGTTTGGATCGTTCTTTAAATATGCAATCATAGTTTCAACAGTATGAGTGTCCTTTTCAGTAGCACCTTTGCCTAATAATAGTTCTGCAATCTTGTCCCAGGTATCAGCAACAACTACATCGCCTTGTGCAGGATCAACTAATCCAAACTTAGGACTAAACTTTAGTCCACGGCCTCTTGCAACACTTGACAATAAGATAGCTCTGTCTGTGCCGCCATACTGTTCTGTGCCGCCACGCTTGGCTCCTCGCTGAAAGTCCGGGTTGCTAGTAAACATAAAGTCTGTTTGTACATAACCGTTTCTATCATCTCCATCTATCGGTGTGCGGAAGTGTACCTGGTCCCCTGCATTATGAATATATCCATCAGTTTTTTTGCGGCCTTGGTTCATCCAGTTCTCTTCCGGAACACCCTGACTTTGTAAGTATGCTTTTAATTTAGAAATTAATTCTTCTTTGCTAACTTTATTTGCATCTGTGTTTAGATCCAAGTCGCCTGAACTATTCTTTTCAAATGCTCCGTCTGGATCATTCTTCTTACCTGTTGTGCCTAACCAATCTTCTTCATCGTATGTTAAGCCCGTAATCTTTTCAATAAACTGGATAGTAGGATGTACATCTTTAGTTGCTATACGCTGTGTTAATGCACTGTCAGCCGTTTTGAATACGTTGCCGCCTTCGAAAAGTTTATCCGTCATTGTTTTTGCTCTCTATTATTTTCTTTAATCCTCGCTTAAACTTTTGAGGATCTCCTGATTTAATTGAATTAATGAATCTACGTTCAAGTTCGCCTGCTGTTTGTTCATTATAGGAGTTACTAATTCTATTCAATAAATTAATAGCACTTTCAATAATGTTACTACCTGTGGCTTCAATCAGGTGATCATTACTTGTAGCACGATCAAGATTATTTAATTCTTCTAGTATACTTCTAGTACGTTTTTTCATTTAACTAACTCCGTTAATGTATTTAGTTTATGTAAACTATAAATACGTGTACAATGATTAACAACATGGGGGCAAAAATGTCAATAACAAAAATGTCTTTTCCTGAGCGTTCATTATTGTTTGCAAAATTAAGTAGTATAGCTTACAATGATAACATCAAAGACGTAAAAAAGCAAGTAAAAAAATTAGGATTTACTACTGTTGAGTTTTACAACAGAGAAGGCGCACAAGCATATCGCTTTATGAACAAAGAAGACTTGGTCATAGCGTGTCGCGGAACACAGCCAACAGAGTTTAATGATATAAGTGCAGACTTAAAGGCATTCCCTGTTGTTGCTGAGACAATCAGTAGAGTACACAGAGGATTCAAAGACGAAGTAGACGAACTTTGGCCTATGATATGTGAAGATATTGCACGTACTGTTAATGTAGGCAAGAAGCTTTGGATATGTGGACACAGTTTAGGAGCAGCAATGGCAACTATTATGGCCAATCGTTGTGAGTGTGATACAACACTAAACAATCCAGAAGAGCTTTACACTTATGGTAGTCCGCGAGTAGGTTGGCCAACATATGT